TCATTTTTTGACTTTGCCTGTTTAAGAAGCTCTATCTGCAATTCTTCCAACTTGCTATCAAGCTCATCCGTATCATTATCACTTTCTTCATTAAATATAGTGTCGATATTTTTCTGTAATGTTGAAAGGAAAGGTTCTTTGTTAGCCAAAAGTTCGTTAATAGCCCTGACCACTGCTGTCTGTAATGTTTCCTCGTTTATGGTAGGGGCATTGCCTTCAGACCCTTTTTCCTCCAATCGGCTAACGCATCTCCAGACAATAGACTTATAGCCTCGGTTATTCCAATGTACCCGTCGGTAAATATCGCCGCAATGACCGCAATAAACAATACTCGATAAAGCATACTTGCTGCTATAAACTCTCTTTTTACCGCCTTTCCCGCCACGAAGATTCGCTCTCCGAACCATCTCTTCTTGAACCTGCATAAAAAGCTCACGTGGAATGATAGGCTCATGGCTGTTTTCCACATAATACTGGGGAACAATGCCGTTATTCTTGACTCGTTTTTTAGAAAGGAAATCAACCGTATATGTTTTTTGTAGAAGGGCATCACCGATGTACTTTTCATTCTGCAATATCTTTTTCAGTGTTTCTGGTCTCCATTTGGCTTTGCCTGCCGCTGTAAGAATACCGTCTGTTTCCAGCCCTCTTGCTATCTGTAAAAGGCTTGCTCCCTCAAGGTACTCTCTGTAAATCCGTTTAACAACCTCAGCACCCTTTGGTTCAATCACTAGCTGCTTATTTTCATCCTTGGTGTATCCAAGGAAACGCTTGTGGTTGACCTGTACTTCACCTTGTTGATAGCGATACTGAATACCTAGCTTCACGTTCTTAGAAAGTGATTCACTTTCCTGCTGGGCAAGAGATGCCATGATGGTGATCAGAACTTCTCCCTTTGCATCCAAGGTATTGATGTTTTCCTTCTCGAATATAACCGGGATGTTCTTTTCTTTGAGCTGCCGGATATATTTCAGACAATCAATCGTATTTCTGGCAAACCGGCTGATACTCTTAGTTATTAACATGTCAATCTTGCCGGCCATACAGTCATCGATCATTCGGAGAAATTCTTCTCTTTTCCTTGTGCCTGTGCCCGAGATGCCATCATCTGCATAGATGCCGGCAAATTCCCACGTTGGATTTTTGGAAATATACTCCTTGTAATGGGCCACCTGGGTGTCATAACTGGTAGCTTGTTCTTCTGTATCCGTTGATACTCGGCAATAGGCTGCAACCCTCAGTTTTTTAACTTCTTCCTTTGTGACGGTGTTTCCATACTTCTTGACAGCCGGGATGACCATTACATTCTTTCTCATTTCCATAAATCCTCACTCCTTTTCTTTTATCAATGTATAAACGTATTGCGCTTGCGCATATGGATCATCCAAACGCCGCATAATTGGCTCCATTTCAAAATCGGCACAAACTTTTATCGGTTTTACCGGCAAAAGTGGCCGGCTATGCTGCTGCTTTCGGTCCAAGCGCACCTTCTGGACCTGCTCAAAGAGTTCCCTATTAATAAGGGAAGGATAGAAATCCGTACCCAAGTACCGTGGGTCGGCTAGCAAATTTGACATTCCGCTAGGTTTCCGTTGAATACCTAGCTTGTTTGCAATTGCCTGCAACGAATCCCCAGCCAGATAAGATTCATAAGCCTGCTGCAGAACCCTTGCTTCATTTCCCTCTATAACAGCCAGTCCATTCTCTATTCGATATCCGTATGGTATTGTTCTCATTTCAAGTTCACCACCTCTCTGAAGGTCAATCCACATGTGAATTCAAAGCCAAACTCCTCTCTGGAGTAGATATGCACGGTTTTGACACATGCTGTGAATAGTTCATCGTCAAACTCAGCGGTCACTTCTTTCTGTCGGATTCTCTTTAGCAGCTCGCCACCTTCAGAAATCCCTAGGTTCGTATTTTGGAGCTGATTCACAAGGATCTCTTTCTTTCCAATCAATTCATTACGTTCGGCAGACAGCTCATTCAAAGCCTGCCGATATTTCACAGGATCTAACAATCCGTCTGCTACAAGAGTAGCCAACTTCTGAGTTTTGTTAGAATTTTCATCCAGAGCCTGTTCGATATCTTTAACGATCCGCTGAGTCTCATCACCATCACACTCGCGTTCTGCCTTTACAAAAGGAATCAAGAGGTCATTCTTGCTGATGATCAGCTTATTCACTACTGTTGTAAAAGCACTCCTAATTGCTTCCTCTTGAATACCTTTCATCGAGCACTTTTCTGCGTTACTTAGATGCGTAGCGCAGATCCAGACAACACATTTCTCTCTGTTTCGCCCGGTGATGACTCGCCGTTTAAGATGAGATCCGCACTGCCCGCAGATCAGTTTTCCAGAAAAGGTATATCTTTCACGATAATTGATGTTATCGGCATCAATACCCTTTTCTTTTCTATGGAGTGCAAGCAGCTCTTGTGCTTTATCAAACTGTTCTCTGGTAACAATCGCTGGGTGATGATCGTTGTGTAAATACTGATCACGATACCCTCGATTCGTATGGCGTTTGAAGTTATCATCCGTGAATGTTTTCTGGTAGAGTGCCTCACCAATGTAGCGTTCATTCTGCAACATTCCTTTTATGGTTGTTTCACTCCAGTGATCGGTTCTCCTGGATGGTATTTTCTTTGCGTTTAGTTCTCGTGTGATCTGCCGTATTCCTTTTCCCAAGCAGACTTCATTGAATATGAACCGGACCACCTGTGCTGTATCTTCATCAATCACAAGTTCTCCATCTTTTTTTGCATATCCGTATGGTGCCATGCTTTGTTTATAGGTCCCGTTCATGAATCTTCTCTTAATGCTCCACTTCTCATTTTCGGAGATAGATACAAGTTCGCTTTCCGCCAGGCTACTGAGCACAGACAACATAAACTCATCATCTTCTTTTAAGGTATTGATATTCTCCCTTTCAAAGTAGAGCCCTATGCCACGAGAATTCAGATCTCTGATAATAGAAAGGTAATCTGTTACATTTCTGCTTAACCTGGATATGCTCTTTACTAGAACAAGATCGATTTTTCCTTGCTTGCAGTCAGTCAGCATCTTCATCAATTTCGGACGGGTCTTCATCTGCATGGCAGAAAGACCTTCATCGTAGTAGATTCCAGCAAATGTCCAATGATCATTGTTCTTGATCACCTGCTCGTAATGTTCTCTCTGAGCTTCCAGGCTTTCTAACTGATCATCCTTATTTGTAGAAACTCTGCAGTATGCAGCAACACGCTGCTTCTGCTCCATATCTTTCTTCTTCGGTTCAATTTTGGTTATCGTTGTCACGGTCTCATCCCCCTTTCGTCAGGTGACATATTCGCTCTGAAATGTAGTATTATCAAGGATTTCAAGGCATTAATTGTGCAAAAAATGAAGGAAAAGATTCACGGTTTTTTGTGTCTATTTTTGCATATTCATCCTGGGTAATAATGCCGGCATCCAGCATGGCTTTTATCAACTTTGTCGCAAGTGCATAGGCGTACTCTTTCTCGAGATCCTCATTTGTTACTTCGTGTGTAGCAGGGCTGACTTCTTTTGCCGGGATTACTTTCTTATCTTCATTCATTGCAGTATCCTCCATAACACACAGGACATTTGCCCGCCAACTGAGCAATGAAACAATAAAAAAAGGCAACCAAGTCAAAGTTCGGCTTAGTTGCCATATTGATTCAGA